CGTTTAAAGCATTATTTATTATTGAAGTTATGATACCTCTGTTTTCTACTAAAACACTATTAAAGCTACTTGAATCTATGGCTTCTATATTAAAATTAACATTAACAGTTCCACCACCTGTTCCTCTAGCGGCTTGTGTTATTTGACCTGTGCTATTTGGTACAAACATTTCAGGCCCTCTTTCTCCAACCATTATTGGTTTTCCTTTTGATACTGCACCACCTTTAGCAAAACCTAGAAATGATTTTGCCATACTAAAGAAAGAACTACCACCACTTAAAGCGGCTTGTTTTTCTTTTTCTCTAGTAATTAATTTTTCTATTGCAAGTTCAACAGTTTTTCTAGCAACTACCTCAATTAAAATAGATAAAACTTTTACTGCCAATGTTTGTGCTAATTCTTTAAATGTTGTGTTTAAATCTTTTCCTAATACTATTGCTTCTGCAACACCTTTTGAAAAACCTCTTATACCATCATTTAAAATTCCTGTAACTTGTTTTGCAACATTAGTTATTGCTTTTAAATCTTTTTTAAGTAATTGAGTTATTTCTTCTAATATTGTTTTTTGTTTAACTAAACTTTTATTTAAGCTTTTTGTTTCTTCGGCAATAAGCATTATTTGATCTTTATAATCTTCTGATATGGCTATATTATCTTTTATTGTTTTTCCTATGTCTATATTAACAAATGGTATTTTGTTTAATAATATTATTAAATTTTCATATTGATTACGCAAAAATGAAACTGCTTTTGCAACACCTCTAACTGCCATAGCAAAACCTTGAACTGCTTTAGTTAATATAAAACCAATAGCATTGGCAATAGCTTCAAAATCTTCTGTGTTTTCTTCTATAAATTTATTTAATCCTTTAAATTCTTTTTTAAGTTCATCAAAAAATTCAGCACCAGCAACAGTTCTTTTAAAATTAAATAATTTATCTCCAAGCATTGATAAAGTACCTGTAAAAGTAGTAGATAGTTCTTCTGTTGCTTTTCCAAATCTTCCATTTTTGCTAAAAACTTTTTCAAATGCTTTTATAGTTTCTTCAGCAGATACAGTTGCACCAGCAGAAAAACCTAACATATCTCTAACACCTTTTTCTCTAAAAATGTCTGCCGCCGCTATACCACCAGCAAATGACCTTTGTATTTGTTCTGCCGCTACATTAAAATCTATTCCTGTAACTGCCGCAACATTACCTGTAATCTCTAATATTTTTGAAAGTCTTTCTGCATCTCCAGCAACAACTGCTAGATTACCTGAAGCCGCTTGTATTTGCTCTAGTGAAAAAGGAACTTTAGCGGCAAATTTTGCCATTACATCAAAAGCTTTAGCACCCTCTTGTTGAGTGCCAAATAATTGTTTTAATCTAACTTGTAAATCTTCTATACTTTTTCCTGTTGTAACAAAAGATTTTACAACAAGTCCAGCACCTAAACCAACAAAAGCACCTTTAAGACTAAAGACTGCATTTTTTAAACCAGCTAATCTACCTTTAATTCCATTTAGTGCGGCTTTAGTTTTATCTTGTGCTAATATGTTTATTTTTAAATTTTGTGCCATTATCTTTATTTTCTATGTTGAGCCATTCTCTCTTGACTTTTATACTCATCTTGCTCTTTTTTCAAGTAAGCTAACCAAAGATTATAATGGCTTACAGGCATATTTAAAACTTGTTGGTATGTAATGTGAAGTCTGTCGGCTAATGCTAGTTGCGACCTGACATCAGGGTCGCTAGTTACTTTTTTTCGGCTTCCTCGTAAGAGGTGTCTAGCAAGATTTTATTGGCTACTGTTGCGATAACATTGGAGTCTGCTTTTTTTCTTAATGAAAATTTATCTTCTGGGTTAAATGCTTTAATCATTTCTCCTTTGTCATTTTTAACTTTTAATTTCATTATAAGTAAATCTACAAGAACATTTAAGTCTTGGAAATTATTTGATTTCTTAAAAATAATATTTTTTTCTTCAAGTGTTAAAGGCTCTGAATAAAAAACAGATGGATTACCATGCTCGTCTTTCCACTCATCAACTTCAATAGTAATAGTTTGTAAAGTCTCAAAATGAGTTTTTACTCTATCTATAACTGACATAAATTAATATTAAGCAGTTCCTCTTGTTAATGTTCCTGTTCCTTGAAAAGTAACTGATCTAGTAGTTATTCCATCTAATGTAACATTAACACTCATACCTGTAATAATTCCTGAGCCTGAAAAAATTTCATCTCCTGAGCCATCACCCTCTGGGCCTAATACAAAAGAAATAGAAGTTCCAGCAGTTAATGTTTGTTGTGGAGAATCAGTTTCATCATAACTCATGTCTAAAGACCCTGAAAATGATGTTCTTCCAGCTACAAATGATTTAGTTGCATCTGATAATTGAGTATCTTCTACAACATCAGCAGTAGTTTCAAGTGTGTAACTTGTTAGTTCGCCAATACCTGTTCCACCAGCTTTAACTACTCCTTCTTTTCCGAAGTGTGTTGCCATTTTTTATTTTCCTTTTTACTTGTTTGTTTGTCTTGTTTTTCTTGTTTCCAACCTAAATCTAAAAAATTATCAAGTTGAGTTTCGTTAACAGTAACCTCATTCCCATCCTTATATAATTTAATGTCTTTAGCCATAAAGTCTTTTACTATTTATCTTCTTCTTCGTCAATATCTTCATCCTCATTATCTTCGTCAAAATCTTCCTCTGAGTCATCTTCCCATTTTTCATCTTCAACATCAT